GTTATAATCACGACCGCCGCCGCCGCCGCCGCCAGATCCAAGGGTGCCAGATCCCCCTACGGTTCCTTCGCCTCCTCCACCGCCGCCGCTTGCTCTTGAACTCGCTTGTCCCGCGTCACCGTCTGTTTTTGCAGCACCTCTACCTACCGCCGCCGCTCCACCTAATGCAGTTAAATCATAAGGACTACTTGCAGCATTAGCCCCACCCACAATGGTAAGACGATAAGTTGTGTTTGCTCCCGCCTGTGCGCGGGTTCCATTTTGGCTCTCCGCGCCTTCGCCGCCGCCACCGCCACCTATGCCATTTAATGTGACTTGAATAGCATTAGGACGAACTTCTGTTGATGCGTCGCCCGTTACATGTTTAATTTTTGTTTCACTACTCGTTGTTGCAGTAATGTCGGAGATTGCGACCGTGCCAGTTGCTTGCTTGGTGATCGTCGGTTGAATAAGCTTGGTAACTAAAGGCGTAAAGTCAATTCCATGCTCTGTTGATAAGCCCGAATTGCTAAGTGCGGTAAAAGCAAAGTCGAAATTTGAGGTGCCTTCACCCGCAGGATTTCCAAAGAAAATCCCATTTTTATCATCTGAATATAGTTGTTTTCCTATTCTCCAAGCCGCACCATCTAATAGGTCTACATCTTCATTAACAATAAGCTGCCCCGCCGTCACCTTTTGTGCTTGAAGAGATTGCGAAAGAACTTCACTACTTAAAACCGTAGGTGAAAAGAAAACAGGGCTATCAAATTCTTTTGCATTATCCGTCCAGTCTTGTGTATCATAATCCCATTTTCTTGAGGATGCTTGAATAAATCTTATCTCAACCGTCTTACTTGCGGGAATAGTTGTAAGACCAAGCCTATCCAACATTTGAGATTGTAATGTTATTGATGCGCTATTCCCCACGCTATCAGGAGTTGCGGATACAAAATCACCTGCTTGTAGTTCAATATTGTCAAAAATCACTTTCGTTTGAGCATCAGGGGTATGACCGTCCGTAATAGTAAAGGTTGTTTGACCCGCTGTTGTTGTGAATGTTTGTATTTTTGCGAAAACAAATCTTCCCCAGACAACGGCATTCTGTGGGATATCCGACATTTGAGCAAGTAATGGATTTATTTCTAAAAATGCTTCATCAAGTTTAAGTTGTGTGGCGGAATTATTTGGTCTTGGATCAACCCCCGCCTCGGCGCTATTCACCTCGTTATTCATTGGAATTTCAGCGCCATTTAAGGACACAATAAGACCGCTTTGCCCCGTTGGTCCCGTTGGCCCTTGCACGTCCGCCGCAACGGTTCCTTGACCCGCCACGCTAAAAGCACTTACATTTCCAGAAAAATCTTTAGCTTTAAGTTTATAAAAATGTGTTGTGTTTTGAGTAAGGCCAGAATGAACAAAGCTTGTACCCGCCGAAGTTCCAATGAGTGTATATGACCCCGCTTGATTGGCAGAGCGATGAACTTCCATACTTGCAAAATCAGAAGGGAAGTTGTAACCATTCCAACCAACTTCTATTTGCTTTACTCCACCAGTTGCGGAAGGGGCGTTTGGGGTATCGGGTGCAGTCGAATCTCCAAGAGGCGTAACAGTTATTGAAGAATAAGCACCCACATTTTCATTGATAGTCACCGCCCTAACACGTACATCATAATTCTGCCCCGTTGTTAAAGGCTCAATTTCTATAGCATTAGTAGGCGTTACAGTTGTTTGATAAGTTGAAAGGCTTGTGGGCTTCCATTGTACTTCATAATGTCTTAGCTGCGCGTTCGAAGCGGCGGTCCAAGATAGAATTGCACGGGAAACGGTTGTTCCATCTGTTTGAAGGGCAGCAGTAGCATTTGTTGCGGTTAGATTTGATATCGTAAGACCCGCCGTAGTATCTCCAAGCGTTGTATTGTTGGCCGTTATTGCTGTAAATTCGTCCGAGCTAATTGACCATTGATAAGCCGTCGAAGATGTTTCTTGTAGCGTCATATCAATCTGTGGAGCGGAGCCATCCATCCCCGACATTTTCCAAGAGTTGACGCGAAACTTTTTACCCGATTGGGATGCAGGATCAGTTTGGACTGGATCTTCGGTAAACCCATATCTATCTAACCTTAATTCAACCGTATCTCCTACTTGTACGCCAAAAGCTTTTTCTATCTTGAATGTAGCTTGAACCGTTATTTGCTCTCTTCCCACTAACAAAACTTGCTTCGCCAATCGTTGAGCGGCGGCACTACTTGTGGTCAAAGGTAGCTCAAGGTCTAACGTGCTAACCTCGTTATTGTCCTCGGACAAATCTGGAATTTGTTGCTGTGGATAGTCCGTAGGAATAAAGCGCCCGCCACTATCAACGAAGGTTCCCTTAACAGTGTTTACCGTGTCGCGTCTAGAGAAGCGTGTAGCAACCGAAATGTCCCCAAGTATATCATCATATGAAAAGGCGTTTGTGCCACTCACGGATGCGTCTGCGGTGTAGAAAGCGCCCGCAATAAGCTTAAATTCCCCTTGAGAGTAAAAGAGTGTTCCGTTTAAGGTTGTAAGAAGTTGATTGATATTTTGTAAGGGCGTTGCCCCCGTAGTCAATGTCCCGCCAATCTTAAGCGCGTTATTCTCGGCGGAACCTACTCCTGTCGTTACGCATTTGGAAATAGCGGTTGCGATAGCATTGTCATCTATATCACTATGTTTTACGCCAACACCTAGATTAGAAGTAAGATAATCTCGGATTGCTAGCGCGGGTTCATCCGAATATGCCCATGTAGTCGGGTCACTCGTTCTATGTGTGCTTACCCCTAGAGAGCTATCATATGCGCTACTTGTGCTATCCTTGCGCGGGTCATATACCTTTTTACCTTGGATCTTTGCCGTAACAAGTGGAATACCAGAAGAGAAAACATCGGCATCATATTCCATTCTCACATAAAGACAGGCTATTCCTTGTCCTTTAAATCCGCTTGGAAAGCTAGGTCCATCAAATCCAGATAGAGCATCTATTGTGGTTTTAACATCTTGGCTACTTGATCCCGTAAATTTTTGAACATAAACCTTACTGTTATACCCGTTGCTTGTCACAAATCCGCTAGAAAGTGTCACTACCTCGTCATTTAAAAATATATCACCAATAGAATTGACCTCATGCCCCGCAAGCGTAATAATCATGTGCATGAATTTATTGTTATTAGTAACTTCTAAATATGTTTTTATGCCACCCTTACGGGTTTCTCCATAAACCAATTCAAAGTCAGCTATAGCGTCAATATTATTGCTAAGTCCCGAACCGCCGCCTAACTTGGGAATTTTTGGCTTGGGCATCAAGGCGGACGCGACAACCGCAGAAACACCCATATAAACCAGACCGCCGATAACCAGTTGAGTTGCGGTAAGCGCAGCAGCGGTAGTGGAAAACAGATATGCAGCGGTTGAAACAGCCATTAGATAAGTACCTTTGAATAGACGTTCTCTACGTGACTATACCCTAATCTTTGCAATAATACATCAAAGGGCTTGTGCCTTTTTGTGTTTACCATAAGAAGTGTGACGCCGTCATTTGATAAGCACCTTTCGGCAAACTTCATAAGCCGCCAACCCGCAAGCCCCTTTCGATATTCGGGGTGGAGAAATAACACGTCATTGTGGGCGAATGTGTGGTCTTTATAGTGCAATGATTGTGTTACTAGGCACACGAAGTAACCGACAAGTTTCTTGTCACTCCTAGCCGTGAATATTTTAAGGTGTCCGCTCTTTTCCGCTTCTTCGTAGCGGTCCCAATCGGGATTAAGCTTAATCTTGCCTTGATTAAGGGCTATATCCTTCCAATGCAGTTCTAAGAGATTTTGAATTTCAATATAGACCGCCGCAAGAAATTCTTGCTGATACGTCAATCACTTTTCCCCCAATTTAGCCTTTTATCTTGTAAGTCTTGAACGGTAGAAAAAAACGTGTCGCCAGAGAAAAGTTCACTTTGCACTTCTTCGGTATATCGAAAAGGGCGAACTCTATCCAAATCAATTAAGCGGCTTTCAAGCTTTACCTCTATAGTTGAGCTTTCAACGTTATCCTTGATAAGAAGTTGATCCATATACCCCGCGAATATTTCGGTTAGATTTGCGTTTCCTTTAATACCAAAGTAAACCGTAGCGTCCCTACCGTGGTATTCATAGTCAAGGGCCGCCGTGACAAGCGCAGTAGGAACGCCCATAAGTGAAAGAGTTATTCCCGTAGCCTTAAGGTCTGATACTTCCTCAAGTCCCGACACGGACAAAAGGTTGCCCGTTCCAACATATGTATTTGAGTTAAGGGTTTTGTCTCCAATACCCGTCCAGTATCTTACCACATATGACTGGTTCGTTGTGCCATTAAAAAAATCAAGCTCCACCGCATAGAAAAGGCTTACCTCATCCTGCAATAGAGCCGTAAGAATTGTATTGTTTACTGTTCTAGGCATATCCGCAACCTATGTTTCTTTGCGCGGCCTACCTCGTTTTTGAGAAGCAGCTTTTGTTTCTTCTACCGCTACGTTGCCTTGAGTTTCTATCGCTGCGCCTCGATCCATCATATCTTGGGCAAGCTTTTTTTGCCACGGCTTATCTAACGGTAAAACCTCACCAAACATATATTTTCTTGAGCTTGTACCGCTTGCATTATCTTGACCGACAACGCTGTATATCATTTTTACTTGTTTCATTTATCCACCTTTTGAGAGAGGGAGGAAAGTGGACTAACCCCCCTCCCCCGTTATTCTTAAGAAGTTGCGTGTTTGAGAACTCGCAGAGCCTCCGCTAGAATAACCTCGCCGCCAATACGCTTTCTCGCAATATATCTTACAAGGCCGCTTGATGCTTGGCTAAATGGGTCACGCAACACCGAAAGTGCAACACGATCAAGGACCATATAACCACGTCGGAAATCACCTATGAGAACCGATTTATTGGCGCTACTTGCATCTGGCATGTCAGGAGCTTCAACATATGGAATACCAATGATTGTATTCGGCGCACCCGATTGACCAGAGAAGCCCGTCTGAAAGATAAATTGACCTGCAGTATCTTTAAGCTTTCTAATGCGTCCCAAAGTTGAACGATTAAACATCATCGTAGCATTTGCCGCATAATCTGAC